GATGGGAAACGTGGGACGGCGATTGTGACGCTGGCGAGAAGCGTTTTCTTGGATAACACGGACCATCAGAAACGGTTCCTTTTAGCTGAAGTAGGAGCAATCAAGGCGTCGACTGGATTGACAGGGGCCGAAGGCTGTTCGACCACGATACGCAGAACCTGTTCACGGTTTCCGGATCGAGAAGATCGAGCCCGACTAGTGCGAGCACGAGACTTAGTGCGAGAATAGGCAGTAGTTTTGCGAGTAGTTGCGCGCTTAGCTTTGCGACGGTAAGCCATGAGGGTTTTTCCATTTTGTTAAGACCTTCCAAAACCGAGCATAGTTGAGGACTGGCCGAGTGCGTCCCGCATTTTCTCATTGGCGGCCCGGGACAGGGTGCCGACAAGCTTATCTTCGATATGATTCCATGCGAGTCCAGCAAATAATTCGGTGTAATCGATATCATTGTACCCGCCGTCGAAGAAACGACGAGCGCGGGACTGCATTCCGCCACCTTCGATGCCAGCGGCGGAAAAAAGAACGTCAAGAAATTCGGCCCCTTCGGAGCCTACGTTGATAATCATCATGAAGATTCGACCGACACCTGAGGTCGGATTGAGTTTCTTTTCATCGACACGACGAGGTGGTCGAGTGCGTGTATTTGTGCCGGTTTTGATACCGCCAGAGGGACCTATATCCATGCGGTCGCGTGGAGTACCGACACTGGGTTGTCTGGCAACTCTGGGGAGCAGGTCGGGGCGATTGCCATTCCAATTCTTGGGCGAATACCGAGGTGCAGGAACCAGACGAGGTCGAGGCTGAACACGAGGACGTATTCGAGGTCGGGTATTCGGACGGCCCAAAGGTCTTGGGACCGATAGCGGCTGAGGTTGTGGTGGCCATTCCATCGGAGACGTTCCGGGAAGAGTAACCCAAGGAGTGGGCACAGTGGACCAAGCAGGACGTGTCCAGATTTCGTAATAATCGAAACGATTGGCAATGCCACGTCTTTTACCAGTGTAAAAGTACTTCGTGTAAGCGGGCACAGTGGAACCCAGTTCAAAGAACGTGTTGTAGCCTTGGAAGGCAAGGCAACCACTGGCCGCAGCTATCGCACCAGAACTCGGGGCCGAGGCTTGGTACGAAAACTGGTGAGAGGGAGGAGAATGCGCGGGGTTCTCGCATTTACCGCCAGAGGCAAAGCCCTCTGGGTACATCTCACCGGGCGATCCCGGGAGGATCAGCTTTCCAACAGTGGCAACTGTATCGACCATGCGAAGCGCAGGGTGCATTTTGTACAGTGTGCGGAGCATTATCTGGCCCGCTATGCGGGACCGGATTGCACGGCTTGGAGACACCCTAGGCACGTTTGAAGGCCCGGGCGCCTTACGTGGAGGAGGTGGCCGCGGACGCATGGGCGGGCGGAGGGGTGTACGGGGTTGAAGGTTCGGCGTCCGAGGGACAGGCTTGCGCACGCGCGCCGAACTTGTGGGAGTACCAACAGACATTTTTTTGTCTTTCAATCTAATTTTGAACAAGTTCAAAATTAGAAGAGATTTATTCTTAAATCTTCTCTTTTTTTTCAAAGCGAGGTTCCCAAGGGTGGGCGTGGAAGAGAAACAACAGAAGGTCGTTCTCTGTGTAGCGTTTCGTGCCTTAACTTACTTCCCGTATGCCTGAGACGAGCGCAGGCGAACGGAAAGGGATTTGGTTGCATATTTTGTTATGTAGGATGCTGCCCCGTCAGCACCTTTAGCAACCAGTCTGGCGTGTACATGGGAGCGCCAATTATCTTCGATAGTCCTTTTCAAGATAGGCCGGGCACCAGTCTCGTGGAGTAACAGGTGGTAGTGCGGCCTATCGGTTTTTTCACCAAGCTCAAAAACTGCGAGGTATCTGAAAACCGCGCCAGCTTTGCGGAGACGCTTTATGTAGCGTTGACAGTGGCGATATGCGGCCTGATCCACTTGGGCCATTTTGTCACGGCCCTTGCACTTTAGGGATTCGAATTCGACCCCTACAAGGTGGACAGGGGAAAACGTCAGGGTGACGAACCAACTCCGGTTGGAGCGTTGGATTTCGGCAAGCGCGAGGTCGCGCCACTTGAGTTGCCGATATTGGAGGCACTTCTCGCATTTGCGACAAGGTGCCCAGAACGATACTTCGATCGTTCTACGTTCAGACTTTGGATCAGTCTGGCGATAAATCCTTACCGGATCATCGCAGTAAGGTTTCTGGTCAGAAGAAACCAATGTGTGCGACTTCGCATGGCCGCGAAGTGCGAACTTACCCGCGATGTGGCGGGTAGCGTCATCACGTTTTTGACGTTCTGAACCCAAGGTGAGGTGTCACTTGTGCATTTACTATCAAGTCCCCGAAAAATTTTCGGAGCAGGGGCGTAATTGTGAGTTAGTGCGTCCCGCACTGACACACGCACGGCAGTGGTATCCAGAGCCGTGCGTGCGGATATTTGCTGAGATAGAAAGAGGTCTCAGGGGGCGTCTGTATCAAACCAGAAACGACGAGAACCCATATCAACGTGTAAAAAGGTTTTGTACCAACCAAAACCTTTGAAGCCGCACAGGGTAGCTGCAGAGATCAACTGCATTTTGTGCTGGGCGGACATAGCTGCGATATCGAAAGCCATTCCTTGCAGGTGGTAGGAATTGTTGGCACCGCCTACAGCGCGATTGTGATCAGGTGATCGATAGGCGGAAACGATATGCAAAGGGCGGTCAACCATCTGGCGTAGTTCGTCCAGAGCAAGACCGGAAATCAGGTCTATTTCAAGACGACCAGAACCCTTGCAGCGAAGTTCATCGGGGGTGAAGAACTTGAGGGGCCAATTAGGCCCATCACTGATCTGAGCGCGCCTCATCGCGTGGTATCCAAGGCGTGGCCAGAGACGACGACATTTGCGATGCCTTCATAGTAACAAAGGCGACGATCAGCAGTCGCACCAGTGAAAAGAGCGTCAATATCAGCCTCAAGGGGATACTCGCCACGAAGGTCGTTGACGTCTTCACCAGTTTTTACGCTCATCCCGGTCGCGGACGGGAGGTCATAGGGACCTGACCAGTCGTTCACGAACGTTTCACCATGGGACAGAAGGTCCATATGGTCATAGAGGAGCGTTTCCGTTCCGGCATCGGTCATAGCAGCACCGAAGACAGGATCAACTTTTGACAGTTTTTTGACGGAAGATGTCGGATCATCCAGCGTGTAGCTGGGGAACCAATCCGAGAAGCCCCAAAGATTGCCGATCATAGAGGCGGCAAGATTTTTCTGGAACATCTTTGGTCGGATGCACGTGAAGTGCAGAATAAAGCCCGGCTCTTGGAAGCGTTTGGCTTTATCAAGTTTGATCTCGTCATTCCAATTGAAAGCGGAAGACGGAGTACCCGTCGAAGTATCGATAACGTTGGAAGGCTGAGTCCAACTACGGGCAAAACGAAGGATTTCAGGAACACCCTCTTTGGCGTCCTTTGGTCGCGCACCATAGGTGCGGAGATAATCCTCATAGGTAAGCTCAGTCAATTTCATCTGCTGTAGCATTTGCCACCCTTGAAGGTGGGCATAGAGGTCAGACGCATCCGTGACAGGTACAGCCTCGTCAACATCTTCGAAAACCATGTTCTGATACCAGCTCACGTTATTGAGCTTGCACATGGGAACCCCATCAATCGTCCTGGGGGTTTCTTTTTCGTACACGAACCATTCTTTGTGGACACGTTCGAGTGCGAGACGGATCCAATCAACCTGTCCGGATTTGACAAAGGTTCGAGGATCGTCAGCGCCAGCAGTGAAACCAGTGGTAGCAAACTGGTCGCTGATAAACATCTGGCCAAGTTCCTCATCAAGATCGGTGAACTTGACGTAGACAAGCCAGCTTTCCTGCCAAGCACCGACAAGCGGGTGTTTTACAGGCAGGGAAAGGGTGCGCATTTTGACCACGGCGGATTGAAGGGTCTCACCGGGCAAAACAGGATGCGCCCAAACGGGATAAAGACCGTAGGGGCGCAGGGTGCCAGCGATGGGAAACGTGGGACGGCGATTGTGACGCTGGCGAGAAGCGTTTTCTTGGATAACACGGACCATCAGAAACGGTTCCTTTTAGCTGAAGTAGGAGCAATCAAGGCGTCGACTGGATTGACAGGGGCCGAAGGCTGTTCG